TGCCAGAGTTTCGAGCGTTCCTGGATCGTATGCTCCCACCCGAGTACCGTGGTCTGAATACGACGCACGTCAAGACGTTCCGGTTGAGGAACGGTGGAGTCAACACGGGGCTGCCGACGTTCGCCCAGGTGTTGTCCGATCCGTTCATGAGCGGTCGTTCGTCGCCGCGTCGCAAGGTTTCTGGCGCGTCACCCAACCTGTCAGTCGGTGCGGTGTTCCGTTCGCCGACGCCTCGCCGCCGGAGCCTGAACAACAACACGCGCACTCGTCTGTCGGCCGTCATGTCGAACCGTTCGGGACGTAACGCCGCTGACATTGCAGGCAACGCGCTCGCCAACCTGCCGGGTGTGTCCGTGACGACGACGACGCGTCGGCCGACGGCTGCCGAGTTTCTGCGCATGTCGCCTCGGTCACGCGCAGCCTTTGCCACGAAGCCACGTGGTAATGTATCGTCGCGTTCGGTTGTCGTACGTAACGTCGCACGTACACGCGGGGCGAATGTCGTTCGTGAGACGGTACGTCGTGTCCCTGTCGTGCGCACGTACATGTCGGTTGCCGGACCGGGTCGTAACATGAGAACCGCCCCGGTCAGAAACTCACCGAGTCGTGTCGCTGCTCGTCGTGTTGTGAACAACGCGATCCGGCGCCTCGTGGCACGTGAGGCTGCGGCTTCTGTTCGCGTGAGCCCAGCCCGTGTGAGCCCAGCTCGTCGTACTTCACCGGCGAGAATGCCCGAGATGTCGTACGCCGAACGTACACGCCTCGCCCGTGCTACCGCCGCGGCACGTCGTGCAGCCGGTCGTAACGCTCGTGCTCGTGCCCCCCGAGGTGCATCGGCCGGTCGTATGACTGTACCGGCGGCCCGTGTACCGGCACCGCGTGTCTCACCGACCCGTGGGAACCTGTCAAATGCTCGCGCGCACACCATTCTGAACGGGTACGCAAACGCGATGAACAATCAGCGTACGATGACTCGTCGCATGCTCAAGGCGAAGCTCACGGCGGCCGGCTACGCGAACGAAAGTGCCGATGCACACGCCCGTTCGTGGGAGGCGAAGTGGATCGCGAGCCGTGCCAGTGCCAACAGTGCGACGAAGAACCTTCGGGCCGGCAAGAACCTGAACAAGCGTGGTTACAGCGCGAATGTCGCCGCCGTGGCACGTCGTCGCGTGGCGCTCGGTCTAAAGAAGGGCCCCAACGGCCGTGTTCGAGGGGGCACGGGTGGTAAGGTGGCGCTGCTGGCTTCCAAGAAGAAGCCCGAGCTCGTCGCCATGGCGCAGCGTCATGGGATCGCCGGTGCTTCCAGCATGACCAAGGATCAGTTGGTCGATGCGCTGTACGGCTAAAGTGTTTTTCTCGCCAGTAGGTAATGGATGCCGATGGTATTGGAATGAAGGCTGCCTTTGCCGTCATCATCGCCGTCCTTGCTTTCTTGGTGTACAAGTGGTGGAAGGGTCAGTCGGTCGAGAAGCTCGATGCTCCTATGGCCCAGCAGCCGATGGTTCCGACCATGCCATCCGCGCCTCCCCAGGACCCCGTGCCTCAGGGCCCTGGTATCACCATGTACGGCAACGCCGAGTGCCCATGGTGCACCAAGCAGAAGGACTACTTTACCAACAAGAAGATCGAATACACGTTTGTCGATTGCAGCACTCCCGGGAGCTGCCCCAACTTTGTCCACGGATTCCCGACCATCGTAAAGGATGGACGCGTGATGCCCGGGTATCAGGAGCTGTAGATTTTTCCTCGTTACTTGTAAATGCTCATCCGGCATCCTACGAGTGGTCTTTTTTGGTCAGTGACCGACACGTGCGAGCTTAGCCTCTCAAAGGAGGGATCCGATTACGTCAAGTCGACGTGCGGAGTGCCACCTCACGTCGCCACATGGGACCAGAATACCTCCCACTTGAAGAATACCGTCACGGGGAAGTGCATCTGTCGTATGGGCGACAAGCTCGTCGAGGCTGACCATCGCGGGATTGCGAACGGCCTGTTCGAGTGGACGATCGTCGACGGCATGATCCAGAGCTACCTGGACAAGTATGTCGATGGCGATCTGTCACTGGTTGACAAGACATCGGTTCAGTGGCACATTGCCGACTCGTTCGACGAGGTGACGGTACCAGAGGAGGAGGAAGAGGTACCGGCACTCGTGTCCGACGATGAGGAGGACGTTCCAGTGAGCCGGGTGTCGGCCCTGATCGAGGAGGCTCTGAATGCTCAGGCCGCCGAGGCTGAGCCCGAGCCCGAGGTGACGCCCGAGATTGAGCAGGTGATCGCTGAGACGGTTGCCGATGTGCTGGCACCCATCGAGGAGGAGGCCCCGGTTGCTGAGGAGGCCCCGGTTGCTGAGGAGGCCCCGGTCGTCGAGGAGGCCCCGGTCGTCGAGGAGGCCCCGGTCGTCGAGGAGGCCCCGGTCGCTGAGGAGGCTCCTACGGACGAGGTTGAGGCTTGAAAAAACGAGTGATTGACGGCATGGTCAAATACTCGACACTCTTGAAAATTGTATCAAAGGCTCGCTGACCAACCAGCGGCTCCAAAAGGTCACATACGGGCTTTTGGAGTTGGTGATCAAAGTAGTAGTAAAAATCAACCGGGACGCTGTTTTCCCGGACGTACTCGGGATCTTCCGCCTTGTCGTACAAGAGACCGGGACCCTTCGTGATCAGAAAAGCGACCCGATCGCCATTCTGAGGCTCGGATCCCGGTGCGCGCTTGCGAATCTTGTTACGAACTTCGACGTGTGGCTGACGTGTCTTGTATTCCGCGCCGAGCTGCTTGGACATGGTCAGATCGAGAACGTCCACTTTCCCAGCTAAAAGCTCTTTGCCAATCTGACGCGCATACTCGATGGCCGGTCGTGGATCATTCGACTCGAGCACGAGGTTCAAGAGCTGTTTCAGCGCTTTGCGTACATACATACACGTGTCACGCCGAACCACCTGAAGGCCCTTGACGTCAATCTTCTTGAACACGACGGCATCCCCCTTCTTTTCGTACATCTTGGCCGCATAGCGCTTCTTGCTGTACAAAAAGTACGGACAGTACACCTTTTCCAACTCGAGGTCGTTCGGCGCCTTGAAGAGCTTCGTACACTGTTCGGCAGCCTGTTCACCCAGTTCCCACGACTTGTCGATCGCCGCTTGACCTTTGAGTCCGCCGACGTCAAACTCAACCATCACCGAGTCCGTGTTCTTGACGATCATCTGACCAACACCCGCCTGGAACGTCCCTGCGATCGTCTCGATATCGTATACGTATCCATCCCATGACTCATGAAGAACCTCAATCTTTTTGATCGCACGGGGATCCTTTCTCTGTGAAGCATTTGACCAAGTCAGACGGAAAACATTCGACTTGTCGGAACGTGTGTTGAGGGATACATTAAACCCCATGTATTGCAAAAGCATGTAATACCACTGGGCCGTCACTTGATTCTTCGTGTCAATGCGATGACACCCGATATTCTCGGCATCCTTTCGACACCCATCTGACGCCCACAGGCCTTCTAGAAAACTTTGTGCGTGCCGACCGAACACCTTGGTCGGCACCTTCTTAGCCTGACCGTCGTAACACTGTTCTCTGTACACCTTCACGAGGTTGACGACCGATCCGCCACGGGGGGACAGTTTGTAAACCCCCGAACTTTCAAGCGTGTCCATGATGACAAACTCGTAATCGGGGTGAATTCTCTCACAGTAACCCTTGCATTTTTCGAGCAGGTCCAGGTCCTTGTTATTTATGGCCCATGTAGACTTTGGACCTGACGGACACGCATACGATCCACATGAACCGTCGCCGACAAACATACCCAGGATGAAAGCCTCTTCGATTGAACACGCTTCGCTCGAAAATTCAAGTCTCTCGGGGAAGGAGTGATACAACTTCTGGCCAACCTGAACATCCTTGGGTTTGAAAAGGCTCAACTCACCACTTGGATCTTGGCGCCAGTCGAGGAGCGAATGGTCTTCCGTAACGTCAACGAGTCCGGTATGAGTCAATACACGGTAAATCTTCTTTTGGCACTTGTGTCGGATGACACGTTTGATAGGCTGCCAGTGATCATGCGTCCATGCTTCTATGAGGGTCGGCTCGCTTTGTTCTTTGCACGTACCCTCTTTGAGAAATCCGGGATATTCGACCCACGAGTCGCCGAGTGATTCAATCGTTCTAATATGCACGGTACCGCCGTACCGTACGAGAACTGGTGTTCCTGGCATAACCGAGTCGCCGTACCGAACCTTGGCACCCGGAAAGTTCTTCTCGACGTATGTTTTCGTCTCGTCAATCATCTCGCGGCCACGCCACGTCACCGTCGATGCGATCGCCAACAAGGGCAACATCCCCTTGGACGCACCCGTGAACCCGTAAATTGAGTTCATCGAGATTTTGTACGCGAGTTGCTGACCGTTATACACCGCCTCCATCAGAGTGCCTTCGTGCTGCGCCATCAGTTTCTTCGCTTTTTTACGAAACACGGCGAGCTCGTTGAGAATCACAGGCAAGAGCGACGGCACGTCTTGGGCGAACGTGTGTGGTCCAAACGTCTCGTACTTGACATTCGGCAGGTCCTTGTATTGTGTCTGCATGACCAGCGTCGAGAAGCACAGGTTGTGCGCACGCATGATCGACGGGTACAGAGACGCGAAATCCAGTGCCGTGATTGGCGTATAGTACGCGCCAGTTTGTGCGTCGAGGACGGTCGCACCTTGGTAATCGGTCGGCCCGGCGTTCTTGTCGACACGCATGGTCGGCACCATGAATCCGAGCTCGCGCGCCTTGCGACACACCTGACTGAACACCTTGATCTGTTGGCCGCGCTCACTCAGGTATGACATGGGCACCCACGTCGCCTTGGCCATCTCGATCTGGTTCTGGATCAGACACGTCTTTTCGGCGATGAGGTGTGGAAGCTCCGTATCCTTGAGACAGTACTCTGCCACCTCACCCAGTTTGACCGGATCGCCTTCACGGAATCGACCGAAAATCTCACGCACGGGCATGTCAATCTTCTTGTCGTTCAGAAAGTGGGCCGAGACGGCGTTCAGCGAGTACGACTCGAGCTTGTGTTCGCGCTTGATATCCTGGAACATGTCAAACACGTAGCGTCCGATCATAGGAACCATCTTGAGCGTGTTTGACCCGAGGGCACTCGACGCGAGCACCTTGGTCACGAGCTCGATGTGTGTGTCGCGCATGCGGCCCCAGACGTATGCCACGTCAGAACAGCCGCTGAGGACCGTCCGCGTGTACAGGTACTCGAGGTCAAACCCGAAGATGTTCCAGCCCGTGATAATGTCCGGATCGAGCTCGTCGCGCATGTACTCGGCGAAACGCTCGAGCATCGCACGCTCGGTCGAAAACGACTCCGAGTCTTTGCAGACAGTCTGTTTGACGCACAGGACTTTACGCTCGAATCCCTCTCGGCCGTACGTCCGGGTCGTCACGGCCACCTGAAAACAGACGTCCGTCTTGTTCATAGGGTTTGGAAACGCGCCCGATTCGGAAAAGCACTCAATATCTACCGAGGCGATACGTAGCGGTGCAATGTCGTCCCGATCGATCGGTTTGAGCGTACGCCAATCACCTACCCTGATGTCGATCGTGCACGACGAACCCTGGGCCGGCACACCCTTTGCCTCGAGCCACCCGGTCGACTTGATTCCGGTACGGTGCATGATTCGCAGAACCGGGCTCAGGTTCGCCTCGTACACTTGGTAGCGTTGATTGCGACACAGCCACTCGGCGCGCTTCATATCAGTCTCGTTCCGGAACGTAAACTTGGCAAACGTGTGCTCGGTGCAGTTTTGAAACCCCCACAGATCCTTGCGTTTGATCAGCACCGGTGAGCCGATCGACGATGCGATGGTCGGCACGGGTTTACCGAGCGGCACCTTCACAAACAGGTACGGCTCAAAGGGCGTCTCGACGTGGACAGATTGTCCATCCTCGGTACGCCCGAAAATATCTATCGTGTACGAGTCTTCATCTTCACGTGCCGACCAAGCAACCGCTTGGAACGCCACCATGAGTACACATCGTCACACGTCTCTAGGCTCATTAAAAACCCGCACTAAGAGTATGGCGCCAAAATGGATACAGACCCAGCGAAACGCTCTCAACAAGGTGGTTAATAAATTCAATAGAAACCTGACACCGCTCGGCGTTCGGGTGAAAAAATTGGGACTGGATGCCTTCAGTGTCGAGTACGGGAACTCAAATATACGCGTGAATACGCGCCCCGATCTACTCACGGGCAATCTTTCAGGTGGGGGTACGCACCCGACCAACCGAAAGAAGGGGGTTGCAACAGTGCTCCGAACGTTCGCGACGGCCATCCTACGAAACGCGGGCTTTGTCAAAGTCCGTCACCAGGGTGTTTTTTTGGTAAACACGAACCGCAACAAGACGGGTGGTGTACCGATCACGACACACGTCGTCCGGAAGCATCTCGGGTTTGTTCCGGTGAAGGGCAGTAATGCCAATCGTAATTATAGATCCGTGTGGATGCCAAACAGGTATCCGAAGAAGCTGAAAAATGCCGAACAATCTGCCAAGCTTCGACTTGCTAGCTTGCGCAAATAGACGACTCTCTAGGCTCAAGTGATGAACGACTCGCCACATCCACACGCCCCCTTGGTGTTTGGATTATCAAACACAAACTCGGATCGTAGTTTATCACTCACAAAGTCTATCCGCATGCCCACCACGTGCATCATCGCCTTGTTGTCCACCAACACCTTGACGCCGCGAGGGCCCTCTACCAACTCGTCCAACTTGGCTGGTTTGTCTGCATATGACATTGTGTACGAGAATGCGCTGCAGCCGCGCGACACAACGGAGAGCTTGAGAAAATCCTTCTGACGGTGTGCCAGAAGCTCAAGAATGCGTCGTGCAGCCGCTTCCGAAACTTCCAGTGCTTGCTTTTTCATACCTTATCAGCCCCTGAAGATTTAAAGCAGGCGAGCAGTTTGGCCAGAAGACCAGACACCTTTTTTACGTCAACGGCGACCGACTCGACCACCTGTTCGACCGACTCGACCACCTGTTCGACCGACTCGACCACCTGTTCGACCGACTCGATCACTTCAGCACACTTGTCAATGGTTTTGGAGGAGTCCATTACATATATTGAGATATAATAAATGGACGAGTGTCCAATATGTCTCACGACACTCGCGGGGGCGGTGACACAGACTGGGTGTTGTCAGAAACCCATGCACGCCAAGTGCTATGTCAGATGTATGCTCGTCAAGTCCGCCTGTCCGATGTGTCGAGCCCCTCAAGAGACTCTCGAACTGCAGTCAGTCGTGGTACCTATTCCGGTCGTACATACCCCGAATCAGATGCCGGCACCCCGAGCACGGGCGTTCCATGCATTCATGGCGGTTCTATTCTGCGGAGGTGCGACTGCTTATATAACGACTCTCTGAAGTCTAGTCCAGACGGTGGTCTCAAAAAAAATACCGTGTCATATTAATGTCCAACTCGAATGCGAGGATCAACGCAATCGTCAAGAATCTGAATACTCAGAAGGTCCGAAACGCGGCGAGAAAAGTGGAACGGTTGCTCGGCGCGAACATGCAGTTCCTTTTCTCGTACAATAACGCCCTAGCGCGTGGCAATACCACGAAAGCCAGAATCGCCAAAGCTAAAATGTACGACACGAAACGTCGTTATGAGAATGCTAGAAAGGCACTGCGTGCTGCACAGAACGAGGCGCACAGAAATACCCGCGCCAAGTTTGGAAATTTCTAGGTTTTGTCCACACAGATCACGCGTTCAACTACAGGAAAGTCATCCGCTCACAAAGCCCCCAAGTGCTTCCTCACAGCACTCGAGAGCTCCAAAAAGAGGTTCTGTCCACACCGGCCGAGCACGTCTCAGGCCAACAAGCATCCAACGCCTAAAGCGTCCAACCTCTCCCTTACCAACTACCAAATGGCTTCCTTCGTTTCCGACTCCATCTTCGCGGCGCTCAAGACGCAGTTTGAGGATGCGATGCGCAACCTCGTGAGCTCGATCGCCGAGGGCGAGGGCCTCGATGTCCAGCAGCTGATGGACAAGTACCTCGTGGATGTGATCCCCGAGGCCAAGGCGAAGAAGGCGAAGGCGCCCGCCAAGACGCGCAAGGCGAAGGTTTCTGTCACTCCGATCGACCCCGACGAGACGCAGGAGCCGATGCCGACGGCGTGCAGCTGCCTGACGGCCAAGGGTGGGGCGTGCAAGCTCAAGCCGCTCTTTGGCACGGCCATGTGCAGCATTCACACCAAGAAGGCTGAGGCGGCGGCGGGCATGCCTGAGGGTGCCGCGACCGGTCCGATCAAGCGGCCGAAGAAGAAGACGGCTGCTGTGATTGAGGAGCCGGTCGCGGACTCTGAGGATGACGCGCCTCGCCCCGTGGCGCCCAAGAAGAAGCGTGCGCCGGCGAAGAAGAAGGCTGCGGCGACTGACGACGGTGCCGCGGCGGGTCATGACGACGACGAGGCGGCTCCGAGCGCGCCCAAGAAGGCGAAGAAGGCGAAGAAGGTCAAGACGGATGCGCCGGTGCACACGCACGAGCTGGATGACGAGGTGCACGACGACTGCGAGCTGTGCCAGACGCACGGCTGCCCGCTGGAGGATAACGAGGACGAGTACGAGACGGTGATGAGCCCGCCGCGCACCCTGCGCGAGCGCCTGACGCGCGCGGCGGTGATCAGCGAGTTTGTGGAGGACGACGAGTGAGCGGCCTAAGAACTTTGAGCGCCTATGTGTAAATGTACAAACGACCTTTGCCACGAATTCGCGTCCCGGTAGTCTCCCCCCTCCCACCCCCTATGAGTGAGTCGATCGTCACCAGGCTGATCCGTAACATGAACAGTTCGGTCCCTGTGTACAAGGCACCCATGCCCGTGCCCGTATGGCAGCCTCCACTCGAAGTGCCCGTACGTCCTGTCGTGACGGAACCGCCGTTTCGAGAGCACGTCTCGGCCGTTTACCAAAAGTGCGCACCCGCGCTCCCATCACTCAAGGCGTTGTGCGACGCCATGAAGCTCGACGGATATCCACCCGAAAAAATCAAACAGGCGCGTGATCGCCATGCCAAGATGAATCGGACGGTAGACCAACGACAGACCGAACTCGAAAAGATATTCAGACGGTATAATTCAAAGGCGACAAAGCCTGTTAAAAAGGTGCTCAAAGTTGTAAAGAAGCACAATGTCTCCGTCGAATGAACGCGGTGTCAGCTGGGCTGATATTATGGACGACATTGACAGGGGCGAGGATGTTTCTGTACATCCCCCAGTTTCTCAGCCCAAGCGACCACCGACACCTCCTCGACGAACTCTCCAGGGTGCGATTGATCGACGAAAACAACTCGACCGCACCAGGGCGACTTCGAACGTTCATGCCACCGGGGTCGACGGCCCACCGCGTGTTTACGAGCCCACAACTCGCTGAGTATTTTTCAACCGTGTTTTCCAAGCCACTCGAACCTGCGGGCATACCGTCCGAACACAGAATCACGATACCGGTCGAGTACCGCAAGTACCAGGTGGGTTGCGGTGGTATGAAATGGCACCGGGACACTTCGCTCATCGGTCGTCAGTACGAGTGCGTCTACACGGTCGCAAACACCTCGGACAGTATGACGGTCAGGCGGGACTGGCTCGGGAATGAGCACGCCGTATGGGCCGAGCCAAACTCTTTAATGGTCGTTCAGGCCGGAGGCGTCATGCACGGCGTCAGCCCAGTGACGATCGGCGAACGGTCCATCGTCAAATTTGTTTTCTGTGACCAACAGTAAGAATGTCCGACTTTGTCAAGTACTCCCTGACCCCCGCGCTCGCATACATCGTGGTTGCCCACCCCATGACCTACGAGCTGACCCGCGGCATCGCCGGCAGCTGGGTGGCGACGCAGGACGGCCTCGCCAAGACGGGTGGCCTCGTGCTGCACGCCATCGTGTTCATCCTGCTCGTGTCTCTGCTGATGCGTCTGTTTGGCGGTGTGTCACGCTACAGTGTCTCGTACATGTCCAGCGAGACGGACAAGATGATGTAGATAAACAAACGATCCATAAAGAAGGCAGGGATGCCTAGCCTGTTTTTGAGCACACCATGTTATGGCGGTGTGTGTCTGCAGGCATACGCTGAATCGATCCTGAAACTTCAGCGTATGTGTGCACAGAATGGTGTCCAGCTCATGCTCGACACGACCGAGAACGAGTCGCTCGTCCATCGGGCGCGCAACATTTCAGTCGCCCGTTTTATGATTCGCAGTCAGGCGGAGTATTTCATGTTTGTGGATGCGGACGTAAAGTTTGAGGCCGAGTCGGTCATGCGCCTTCTCGGGTCCGGTCATGACGTATCGTGTGCCGTCTACCCCAAAAAGGTGGTGATGTGGGATCAGGCTGAACACGCCGTCAAAACGAACGATACCCGTAGTCTCAACAAGTTGGCTGCTTCGCTCGTCATGAATTTTAAACAGGCGAATGCCCAGATTGTCAACGGCTTTGTCGAGGTGCTCGACGGCCCGACTGGCTTTTTGATGATCAAGCGTGACGTTTTCAAGCGCATGTTTGAGCGGTACCCCGAGCTCAACTGTAAGAACGACCACCAGAATCGCGATTTCGAAGACTATTGCGCTGTTTTTGATTGTATGATCGACCCCGAGAACCGCCGCTACCTCTCAGAGGACTATGCATTCTGCCGTCGTTGGCAGCAGATGGGTGGTCAGATTTTCGCAGACGTTACGACGACGCTCGGCCACGTCGGCAACATCCGATTCACGGGCAAGCTCGAGGATCGCCTGACTACTTGAGATTCAATTGTCGCCGCAGGCTGTTTGCGATTATGCGGAGGTTTTTGGTCATCACTTGACCACCCGAACGCATGACATAAAGCGCATTAAGAGCCTTATTATTGGCTTTCGCGCGCGGGGACCGGGGCCTGGGCATACCCGACTTTGAAGGCATACTCTAACTCTAGATTAAATTTCTGATACGCCGCGTCACTGAATCGCGACCAGTCATCTCCTCGAGTGCACGAATCGCCCGACGCGACTGAATCTGGTCGATCGCACCTTGGGCCCGACCACACTCAGCCTGTGCGTACGGTTTTTCGTCAATCTCGTGGCTCATGCGTTCGGACAAGAGCATAGGCGTCGTCGGCATATACCACCCACGCTCGACGAGTGTCCTTGCGCGATCGTGGATCCGAATGACATTCATGCAGTGACACGACGCACCACTGGGGACGTCCCAGATTCGGTGGAAATCCTTGGCGACCGTCATGTCCAACAGGCTTTGCATCGGCGTCGGATGGTGCTTTAGAAACTCTGGGACGTAACGCAGACCGAGTGCCACGTCACGCTTCATGTAAAACAGGTTGCACGTAAAGTCGACCGTCCGCTCGTCACACCAATCGTGAAACGAGCCGTCGTACGACACCACGTCGACGCGGACGCGCGTATCACCCTCAACCACGGTACACTTGTGGATGCGTTTGATACCAGGTGACATGGCGCCGTACGTCGTGTTGAACTTGCGCGAATCGTGCATCGTCACGTCGAATCGTGCACCGAGCGCCCGGATGAAATGAGCCACGTTCGTCTTTCCACGGCTACAGCAGAGGTCGAGATCTCCAAACCTCTGCTGTTTCCGAACCACCACGTCACGGACGTAGCCGCCGAATACCCACATGTCCATGGCAAACGCCATGGCGATAACCTCAGTGGCGAGCTCGGTCGTCATTCTTCTTTGCTCTCACGGCGCTGCACGCCCTTAGTTGAACATGCGACGTGCCGCGACACGGGCCTCATTACGAGCCTCGGTACGGGTGATGTTCGGCTGGCCCGGCTTGAGCGTCTTGCGGTGAATACGCACGAAACGGTTCCATGTGGCGTTCGTTCCCGCTCGCTGGTAGTTCAGGTACGCCTGTGAAGCAGCCTGGCGAAGACGGCGAAGTTTCATCGCGAGTACGGTCGCTTTAGCGTTCGCTTTCGCGTTCGCGTTTTCAGAGTTGTTAGCTTTACGAATCACCTTTGCGTGACGAATAGCCTCAATGCGATTTCTATAAAGGGGTGATGCGATACGCGTGCGTCGTCCTGTCGTCGGATTACGCATATGCTTGACGATGGCGGCACGCCGACGCACGAGTCTCTTTATCAGTGCGTAGTCCTTTTGCTTTGGCGAAGACATTGTGCGCGCATTCCGGCTGGTTGCAGCAAACCGGGCAAGGGTCTTCGGATCCATATATGGCGTCACCAGACGCATCACTGCATTGTTGTTATGGCTCATGATGATACTAGCGCATAAAATTCCTCAAGTCGTATATCCTCTCTGAGGTTGACAATCGTACGCAGGTATGTCCGACGGTTGTTCGGGTACGTCTTGTCGGTACGCACCTTGACGACGGACCACCCGAGGTCACCATAGTCACACTCGACAATCGTGCCGTCCGGGTACTCACCCTTGTACAGACGCGTCTCGTGAATGAGCCGACCGCGCTCCTGAATGTACAGGTCCGCCTTGTTGTACACCTGAAAGTCGATCGTGATACGGTCGCGCGGCTTCCACTTGAACATCGTTTCGTGCGTCCCCGATCGTACCGGCTCGTTCATCGGCGTGAAGATGAAGCCGTCCGTCTCGTAGGGGGGCACCTCGAGGTTCTTCATGTCGGCCAGCATGCGCATCTCCTTGACCACCGTCACAAACGGCGTCTTGGTCAGGATCGTCTTGACGAGCGCGCGCGCCTTCATGAGCCGCTCGGACAAGGGCATCTGCATGAGCGACTCGCCGCGAATCATCATCGCGTCGTGAATCAGAAACACCTGCCGGCCATCACTCAACCGCGTGACGAGTTCACCGTCGAGCAGGGTGTCTTTTGGCAACGTGTACGTGTAAAACTGTACGGCAAATGTGCGATCGATGAGCGCGGCGCGCTTCACGCCGTCGATATCACAGCACGCGAGCAAGTGGCGCACGCCATCCATCTTGTGACATGCGAGGTAGGCAGACTTTTTCAAAAGCGGGAAGTGTTGCCGCTCAATTGAAACAGGCTGAGGACCTGGAAAATACGTCGAGTCGGGTGCAAAGCCCCAGACCCGATTCACAAATGCCCGGAGAGCCAGGGCTTCGCCCATGTGTGTCTACTTATCTACACGAACGCCCGGTGTCTCTAAGATGTTTCCGATGCACTCGTACGTGTAATGACAGACAACTTGCGACTGTGTCAGCGCACCCACCTTGACGAGCTTGAGCAACTGATCAAACATCGACTCGTACGAATCGGTCGGCAGCTTGATGGTCACCTTGTCGCCCCGGAGTTTCTTGTCAACCGCCTTCGAGTCCATGGCCCAGACACGCGCCGACGTCTTGGTCACCTCGTACAGACCGTCGGCCCACTTTTTGCTCACGTCCGTGTCAAACGCGAGGCCACGCTGACACGCAGGCTCCTTTGAGCCCGCAGCCGTCTTTCGGCGAAACATTTCCCAGTCGACACCCTCCTTGACCGACGGACACACGAGCACCTTGGTGTCCTTCTCGAACGGATCACACAGCTTACGCAGACTTTGCTCATCCAAGTTTGTGCCGTAGTCAAACCAGATGATACGCTCGCCCGACTTTATCATTTTGGGAAGGCTGGTCATGTCGGTCACGAAATGGACGTCCACGTGCAAACCTTTATGCATGGCGTACATGTGGATGTTCATGAGGGCGTGAAGCGTCGTCGCCGCGATCGACTTGTTGCGGGTGACGACACACACGAACATTAGCCTTTTAAGCCTCTACGCCTTTAACTCAATTACGAATGGCTGAACGATACTCGTCGCCGGGAGCGTCACCCCCGACGAAATACCGCTGACCGTATAGACAACCACGGGTACCGTTGAAGTGTACGTTCCAGTGACGACGATGTTTTGGGACAACTGATCGATCGACACCGACCGACAGTTGACAGTCGCACCGGGGGCCCCAATCTGAACAGCCCATACCGGTGCACCGGCCGACGTGTACTTGACGACGAGGCCGTCGATGGTGCCCCGGCGCGCAAGTGTTTGTGTGCCCACCTGGATCGACGTCGATGTCGTGTAGCCGCACGAGTAGACGCTGTTTGTCGCATCGGTCGTACACGACGTGAGATATGTTTGACCGGTCCCGCCAATCTGCGTCGCCCATTGGAAATAGCCGAGCACAGAGTACTTGACGATGAATGCATACGTGTCAACGCCGGTCGCCGGGAAAAGTAAACCCCCTCTTCCGAAAAGCGAGGGTGGAATGCTCGACACGGACGAGTTGTAAAACACGAGCGTACTGCCGACATATGTGCCGCACGTCACGATGTTCGCCGACACGTCCTGTGCGACGCTCAGCGATTGCACATTCGAGCCGACGTACTGCGCAAGCATCTGGATCGTTCCACTTGAAGTGTACGTCGCCAGGTAACTGTTGACGGTCGTTGACGTGACGGCTGCCGGTACACCGTAGAAGCTGTCGAAGTCGGAACGCGTGAGCACGTAGCCCGTGTTCGTCTGACCGGCTGTGTTGAACGGTGTGAACGTGTTTGACGTGAAATACCCCGTGACAGACGTGAGCCCGTTGATTGTGGAGGTGGCCGATGTCACAAAGATGTTCCCGGACGGATTGCCTGCAATGCCTGCGATCCACTGAAACGTCCCCGACTTGTTAAACTCGGCCAGGTAGGTGTTCGGGCTGTACAAACCGCTCGTCGACCCGTTGTACGTCCCGCCGATGGTCGATCGAGACACACCGCTCGTCGACACGGACGTCGAGTTTGACGTGAACGTCAGGTAGGCGTTTCCGGGAAGATCAGTCCCGAGCGACAAAAAGTTTTGGTAGGTTGCAAACGTCTGGCGGGCATTGGCACCCTCGGAACCAGCGACGCTTCCCGTGATGGGCACGAGCCACTGGGGAGTACCCGTCGCACTCGCGAGCTTCGTCAGAAACATGTCGTACGTCCCGGCCGTCGTCGTGAGCGTCGTGCCGTACGCCGTCACGCCGTTCGTGTACAGCGTCACGGTCTGTGAAGCGGTTGCAATGGTCGTACCGGAGACGAGGAGGTCGCCATACGAATCAACCGCGATGCTCGTCACGTTGACGCTGCTCGATCCGGGCCCACCGATCGTCGTGACCCATTGCGCCACACCGACCGTGTTGTACTTGACGACATAGCCCGTGTTGGTCGAGCCCGTGACACGGTTGAACGTCCCGAACGTCGACCCATCCTTGTTGTAGACGATGAGCGTCGACGACCCGAATGAGCCGCACGAATACATGTTTCCGACCGGATCGACGACACTGTCCGACCCGCCATAGTTCCCTGTCCCACTGGTCCCACCGTAGTACAGGGCCAGTGCACCGTTTCCGGGTGCCGAAAAAATCTGACTCGTCGACGACCCACCGATCGTCCCGTCGACCGGTCCAGCCTCTTGGGTCGGAAACACGACACGGCCTTCGCCCTTTGAGACGTGGAACACGTTGTACGACCGAGCGTAAATGCGCACGTCGCGACCCGTCAAGCACGGCGTGAGTGTGAGATTGTGCTGCTGATTCTCGAGCGACGAAAAGTTGAGCGTCCCGGACGGCACGTCGATCTCGGGTGAAATTCCAAACGAATACATGTAAAACTGGCTGTCTGGAACGCGCGTGTGAAACTCGAGCCCTTGGATGACCCGTAGGTACAATGCGGTCGCGTAATCGGGCGTGATGATGTCGACGTTGTCAGCCGCCAAACGGAGCGACACCAGATGGTCCGTCCCGCCCGTGTTTGTGTAATCGTAGACGTTCGATGCATTGTCAGCCTGGATCACCCAGTACAGCTCGGCGACCGAGTTGACGAACCGTGACGTGAGTGAATACGTCGTCTGGTAAAAGCTCGGCGGCAGACGAAACTGAACAAGCTGAAATGTCTGGGTCATGTACGACAAGGGGTACAGCGTCATGTAGTCGCGCTCAGCCTTGGACACGTAGACGTAATCGATGAACAGATCGGCTTCAACCTGGCCGACATATCCACCGCTCGTAAAGACGCTCGCGGCGTTGAAGACGATGCGCAGTTTGGGAGACTCGTCGAGCGCGACCAGTGGTAGATTCACCGTGAATGGCAGTTGGATGAAATAGGCTGCCAGGTTGCTCGTCACACCCTTACCCAAGAGAGTCGTCAACGCGGATTGTTTCGCCTGAGGCACCGTAATCTCGTTGAGCATGTTCATCGTTTCGCCATAGTGGCGCTCGATAACCTGGTCTTTGTACATCAGTTCGACCCGGTCGATCATCGCTGTACCGGTCGACGGCTGAACGACCGTCGGTGCATCGCTCGGCCACGCAACCCGAAGAACCATCGTGCTGACGACGTCACCCGTCTTGGGAATCGACAGGGTCAAGTCTTCACCGAATGATACACTCTTCTCAAACTGCACTCGGATCGTCTGCGTCGCAAACTGTGCAGGTGGATCCTGCATCTCTGTTGTTCACGCAGAATATTTTACGATGTATGTGTCGTACGTGCTTCCACGGGCCGTAAGGATAGCCGCCGGGACGCTCGTGTTCGTGTTGTTGTAAAAGTTGGTCACGTCTGAAAATGACCCGGTGACCAGAATGTTGGACGTCTTTCGGTCGTACGTCACGCTGCCCGCAAACGTATACGAGTCGGCCGTAATGTCATCAATCTGTGCCGCCCAGACAAACGTGCCGGTCGGTGAAAGCTTCATGACGTAGCCATCCTGGCCAGTCACCGTGTACGTGCGCGAGCCAGCCAGTGTCGTCGTGCCGTACATGAGCCCGGTTGCAAACACGTTTCCGGTCGGATCGGTCGTAACACCGAGACCAAAGTTTGAGGCGGGTGACCCGGCCGTCGCACCGACGAGCTTGATCCACTGGGCCACTCCGGCCGAGGTGTACGACGCGACGTAGCCAGCCCCGACGGCAATCGCACCGGTTGTGACGGTTGCGCTCGTCCCCGGCTGATTGTAGACGTTCCACGACGTACCGGTCGATCCAATACCGCCCGTGACTACGATGGTTTTGTCGAGCGCGACGGTCGGAACCACTATGCCGCGACCACCGGCGCCTATACGCGTCACCCACGTGACTGCACCGGCTGTTGAATACTTTGCCAAAAAGGCGTCGGTCGAAGCACTGGTCGCCGAAAGAGACGTCGCCACCCCGGATGCATTGTAGACGCTGAGCGTCGTCGTCGTGTTCCACGATCCAGAAACGACGATCGACGCGTCGGGGCTCGTCGTGACGCCGGTCGAGTTGACGGTCGTAGCCAATGCGCCGATCTTTGCAACCCACTGGGCAACACCGGCGTGTGAATACTTGACGACGTACCCGTCGCGCGTGCCGACTGACGTGAGCGAAAGGGTTGTCGTTCCGTCGGCATTATAAAATACCGGCGAGCCAGTGTAGTTGCCCGTGATGTAAATGCCCTCGGAATCGCTCGTCACGCCGAGTCCCGAACAGGTGGCGCCCGCCTTGGCGACCCATGTGACGTACTGGCCAAACGTGCCATACTTTGCGACGAACATGACCGTTCCACTCGGGGCGCTCAGTGTCACAAAGTTTCCATCGACGTTGACAAAATATGCAGTCGGTCCAAAGATTGGTGTGAACGTCCCGACGACGTATACGCTCGTCCCCTGGACGGCCAGCGCATTGACGACGACGCTTCCGGCACCCAACGCCGTGAGCACGACCGTGCTTGCGAGTGTCGACGTCTGATCGTAGACGGCGAGGTAGCTGTCGGGTGAGCCGCCGTACCACGGGAAGAGTGGTCCGTTGCCAAACTGAATGTCATTCCCCTGAAATGTACCACCGACGTAAAAGTTGCCCGACGAATCAAACGCAATCTGTTGAGGTCTGGTGGTCGGCACGCCCTCAAGCGTCCCGGTCGTCGCACCGACGCCACCGATGCCGACCGTCGCGAGCACATTACCGGACAACGGCTGAGCACGGGTGCTCACCAGGGATGCCGTCGACGTGTACACCCAGCGATTGTCCGGCTGGAACATGGTTTTGAACGACGGTGACATGAATCGAAGACCACCGATTCCATTTTCGACCCGAAACACGTTATAGGTCCGGGCGTAGACGCGCGTCACGGTGTTTGCAGTGACGGACGGCGTCGACACTTGAATGTCTCGGATGCGAGCGAGGTTGACGCTCCCGGCCACTCGGTTGTTCGCCTCTGGATCCTGTGAAAATGACACGAGCGTCATTGTTCGCTGCGGCATGGATGAATGATACCGGTACGGCTCGATCGCACGGGCCGTCCAGTCAAACACCTTTTCGTTGTTAAACCTGATTTCGACCGGCGTCAGTTGATTGTAGACGTAGGGCCCCGTACTTCCGGACGACTGGTTCACCATGAAGAGCTCCTTGGTCGGACCGGCAATCTCGAGCCCGAAGCGCACTTCTGGCGTCTGGGTCAGTGACGTCTGGCTCACTATGTACTCGCGGGCCTCAATCTCCTTTTTTTCAGGCATGCGGACATAGTCGACGATGATCGACGTCTGGAGTGACGACGGTGCAATTGCGATCGACGTATCCTGTCTGAGAACGTTCGGCGTTCCGAACGGAAAACTGTAAATGTACCGACCGTCAAACACGTTGATGTTGAACGCGCCCGATGTGACCACGGCAGTTCGTCCACCGGCTGACGTTGCACCTGTCGTGTACTCGAACCATTCGTAAGACGAAGCAGCTGTGAATGACGTGGCCGTGTTGTACCTGAGGAACACGCCGTTTCCGCTGACCGTGATGTACTGACCGTCAAAGACCGGTGATTTGAACGCTGCGGTGTTTGCACCGGCGTACACCACGCTGAGCAGCACGAACGAGTCCCATGCGCCTGCGGTTGCAAACGTGCCTCGCGTGTCGTACCGGATCCACCGACTCGTCGTCACGTCCGACAACCAGTACACGTACCGGCCGTCAAATATCGAGGCGCTCAGGTTTTGCTGAGAGAGGCTCAGCACCGAGTTGTAGTTGAACGCGGCCCATGAACCCGCTGTCGTGAATGCGGCGTTCGTGTCGTACCGGATGATGAGCGTGTTTTGGTACTTGTCGGCAAAGTAGACGTACCGGCCGTCGAACGTCGGTGTCACCTGCAGATTGATGTTGACTGCGACGACACCCGTCACCTTGAGATCAATCGTGTCGACGCTGAGACTCTGCGTGTCGAAGCGATACACGGTGTTGTAGGCAGCCGCAGAGTCGTTCGAACCGGCGTAGGCGTAAATGTATCGTCCGTCGGTGCATGCAACCCGACGCGGTATGCCAGCCGGGAAGACGACGTACGACGACGTCAGGAACGTCGCGAGTGTCTCTGTCGTCGCGATCGGCACAGACACGATGTACTGATCGGTCGACACCGCAAACACTTCACC